CTTTTGTCAAGACATAAAAAAGACCCTCCCGAAGGAGAGTCTTTTGATCCATCTCGAACCGAGATATTTAGATCACATGAGGTTCTTAATAGCAACTCTTCTGTAGTAACGGTTAGAGTTAACTTTAAGAGCACCAAGACCAGCTGTTGTGCCTTCTGCAAATGGGTTAGCAACAAGACCGTAACGAGTCTTAAAGCCAATTTTTGGTTGGAAGGTTTCCTGACCAACTGCACGAACCATCTGTAGAGGAACGTATGGGCAGTAGAACAGACCAGCATCATAAGGAGAAGATCCTTTGTAACCAACAACGTAGTACTGGTTAGCACCTTGTGCAAGTCCAGAGTTGTTAGCTGCTAGGTTAGCAGAATAAGGATCGATGTATACCTTGTACTTACCTTGAATAGTACCAGCAAATGTATTACCAGCATCATCAACGTTAAGGTTAGCATTAAGTGCAGGAGTGTAATCAAGTACACCAGCCATTGTTAATGCAGAAGCAACGTCAGCAGAGCAAAGGATGACGTTACCCTTTCCGCGACGAGTTCTTTGTGCGATTCTGTTTGCATCTCTTTCGATCTGGAACAGAAGACCTTTAAACTTCTCAACTGACCAACGACCATTACTGTCGATGTCTAAGTCAAATACACCACCAGTTGCTACGTTCTCAACAGCACCCTGTTCAGCAGTCTTGTAGATAGTTCTAATAACTTCTCTGTTGATTTCCGCAAGGATCTCAGTAGAAAGGATATTAGCAAGTTCTGCCTCTGCGTTCAATCCGTGGATTGCCTTAAGGTCTTGAGCAAGCTCTAGTGAGTACTCAGCTTTCAACGCACGAGACTTTGCAGTCACGGTGACCTTCTCGATTGAGAATGCCATCTGGTTGAAGTGATTTCCAGCACCGTTACCAAGGTTCTCTGAATCACCAGTAACCATACCTTGACCAACACTGTAATCAGTATTAGTTGCAGATGATGTTGGGTTAAGAACAGCAGGGTTAGTACCAGACTGTGAAGTAGTACCAATACCAGCTCCAGCTTCTGAGAAGCCGTTCTCTAGACTGTTACCACTATTTTCTCCAGAGAACTGTGTCTCTGCTTCGTTGTAGAATGCTTCTACTCCATCAGCACCCATGTGCTTGTACTTGGAGCGCATTGCAAAGATAAGTCCAGTAGGACCTGTCATTGGTTGAACACCAGCAAGGTCGTATGCGACCAAGTTTGGCATTGATCTTCTAATCAAAGAGATTAGAACAGGGTCGAAACCAGCCTGTGGAGCAGATGCTGATCCACCAAATCCACCTGAACCGCCTGCAGCGTTTGCGTGGTTTGTTGGGGTTTCTGTAAGAGTCATGCCACCTTCTGAGAAGGCTTGCTCATCTCTTAAAAATCTTTCTTGGTTTTCTAACAGGACAGCAGTTACACTACGTCTATGAGGATCTGAAATCTTTTCGATCCCATCATAGTCTAGTAGAGGAGCCCACTTTTCCTGTAATGATTCTGATTGGAACATTACGTTACCTATAAGTGTTTAGTTTGTTTAATAGTTAAAATCAACTTTTTGCTACTGCAGATAGTGTCTTAAGATAGTTTGCCATTGAACCAGAGTGACTTACTGGTGCAGAGTCAACTCCCTCAGAGAGACTTTCTGTTTTTGCTTTTGCTGAAGATATACCATTAGGGAAATAAGATTCCTTTAGCATCTCCAGTTTTTCACGATATTGGTCTTCACTTTCAAACTCTACACTTTCAGAAAGTGAGGAGAGCTTCTCTTTCTGTGTGGTCGCTAGACCATCAGAAACAGATTCAAGAATACCATCAGCAACAGACTCAGAAAGTCTCTTGTTTAAACCGATGTTTTTCTCAATTTGCTCGTTGAGCTTGGTTTCCATGTCATCAAGTTTATCTACCATAGTCTCAAGGACATCATATTTATCGTCAGGAATGTGTACATAATGTTCTTCAAAAAGACCCTTCATTCCACTAAGGAATGATTCGGTCAATTCTGTTTTGAGTCCGTGTTCGACAGCTAATTCATTCTCAGCCATCCACTCTTCGGACACATACTCTAGATAAGAGTCAACTCTTTGTCCGAGTTCCTCTTTGGCTTCAGCAACTTGCTCGGCAAGTTTAGCTTCGTGCTCAGCCTCGATTGCTTCTTTAACTTCAGCAATCTTAGACTTAAGAGCAGCCTCAAAAATAGTTTTTGCTTTTTCCTTGAACTCTTCAGATAGTTCTTCACCACCTAAAAGAGCATTGACATCTTCTTCGACATCAATTTCTTTTGTTTCTTCTGTAGTTACTTCTTCTTCTGCCACTACTGCATCAGTCGTAGTCTCTTCTTCCTCAATTGTATTTTCTTGAGAAAGTTCTTCTTCTTCTTTTTGCATTGGCATAGCAGGTTTTGCACCTTTGTTAACTACATCGGCAACCTGTTTAAGGGTTTTGCCTGGAGTCTTTAACTTGTTAGAATCTCCAAGAGGACTTGAATTTTCTGGTGTAGGACCACCCAAATCCTCGTAAGGTGGAGTATTACCAGGTGTTATAGTACCTGATGCATTAGTCCCTGACTTAGGCAGAGCAGCATCACCAGGTTTAGCATTTGCGTTCACAGCAGTTTTGGATTGCTCCATTTCTTGTAAATCTCCACGAGACATTTTGGTATCCTCTCCGATTCTATACGTATTAAAGATCTGTATTTATTTAGATAAATTATATATTTGATAAGAAATCGTTAAATAAGTCAAGCTTTTGCTCGTCTAACTTTTTCTGATCAACCAATGTATTGATTGTTTTGTATGTCTTTGCAGCATACTTCTCACGAAGAATACCACCGTCCCATACCCAATCTTTACCTTCCATAATTCCTGAAACAAATGCATCAGGAGCAGAAGGATCAGCAACGATATCAGCAGCAGTTGCTAACATGAAATCTTCACCGACTATGTTAACACCCTCTCTTGTCATTTTTAAAGAACCTATTCCTCTAGAAGAGACTCCTAATTTGACACCTTCACCGAGTAAATTCGATGCAATCTTTCCCATAGGGGTGTTTAAAATCTTTGCTTTACCAACAAAGTTAGAACCACTTTCTTTAAGAGAAGTGATTTTATGAGAAACACGATCCAAATTGACAGTTGGACCTTCTGGATGACCAAGCTCACCTAATGCTCTTCCAGCATTAACATGATTTTCACTGTACCTTTGAACTTCTCTGCGAAGAGTTTCCATAGGATACATTCTTCCATTACGGTTTTTTATATCCCCCTGTAGAAATACCCCTTCAATAAAAAGAGATTTCTTACCGTTGCGGTTTTCAACGATAAATTCTACATTTTCTAGTTCTTCTCGTATGAGTTTCATTAGGCTTCCCCAGTGATTTGAATCTGTTGAATATAAGCAGCGCCAGTACCAGCATCGGTCCTAGCAGAAACTTTGAAAGATGATCTTATAGTACATGTGCCAGCAGAACAATCTAATGTTCCAGAAACAGCTGAACTATTGTATCCTATAACTACTTTCGTTGGAATGTAGTTATACATTGAACCATCACCAGTTACGCTATTTACTACTTGGTGAGCAAAATTAAAGTCTGAATTTATGTTGTTAGTAAAAGTAACATAATCACCTGCAGCAAATGGACAAGTAGTACCTTCAGGGAAAGTTAATGTAGTGGTAGTACCTTTCTCATAGGCCACAATCGAAGCAGAACTATTGCTGAAAGCCAGTGTTGCTGCACTATCTTTTGGGATAGCATAGTTTGCTGTTGTTGCAGTTGGTTCAGTGCCAATAGCAACAAAAGTATTCTGTCCTGTAGCAACTATTCTTAAAGCAGTTGATTTTCCTGCAATAGCTGCCGTTTTTGCTGGTGTTGCCGATGTTGATAAAGCAATACCATCTTCAACTGGTCTATGAGTCATTATTCTGAGCAGTTCATTTTATTTATTTATTAAACTTCTTCATCGTCAGTTTCTTCATCCTCAACTTCTACTTCAGCAGAAGCTTCTGGTTCCTCAGTTTCCTGATCACCAAAGAGAGAATTTGATACTGAAGTCTTATAGTCGTCTACCTTTTCAGCTGATTTTGCGTACAATAAATCTTTGATTTTGTCGCTAATCTGTGAGGGACTACTATCATCCACCATCATATCCATTAATTCATCCATAGCTAAGAAAGTTTAATCGTTAGTATTTATACACATTTAGTGTGGGAGGGTTAAATTTCCCCTCCTTTTGGCATTTCTGCCACCTTACTCATCTTTGTTTCTGCCGCTTTTAGGTCTGGTTCCATAGGAACTCCACCCCCATTTGCAAATGGTGCTCCTGTATTTGGATCAATTTGTTGACCCATTGCTTCAGGATCTACCATCATACTTGGATCAGGGATGATACCATCATCAATTTCCTGTTGGATAATATCATCCTGTTCAACTATTTCTTCATCTGTTTGTCTTAGAACTTTACGTCTAACATAATCTTGTGAGAAATATTTGCCAACATATGGTTCTGCAGCTGCAACCATAGTGAGTCTTTCATTAAATAATTCAGACTCTTTAAGTTCTGCAAAGTGATTATCATATAAGAAGTCGTATTGTATGTGCTCACTCATCAATTCCCAGTCTTCAGGAGTGACAATATTCTTCAATAATAGTTGAGTTCTGAGCATATCATTGAACAAATTAGAGAATCTCTTTCTCAAACGTCCAACAAACTTACTAAATTTAACCTCATCTCTTAAGATTTCTGATGATCTACCAAGATTAAATCCACTTTCATTAGATGGTGCTCTAGTAACAGGTACATTTAATGACCTATAAAGCTTGTCTTGGAAGTATTTGATATCAGTAATTTCACCAAGGTTTTGTCCACCAGGTAAAGTTGTGATCTCAGTTCCTCTTCCACCTTCTCTACGTGGCAACCAGAAATCTTCAAGCATACTCATATATTTCTTATCATCTCTGATCTCACCAGTGCCAGCATCATATACTAACTTGTTACGATACCTATTCATTACATCACGAAGGTATTGTTCTGCCTTAACTTTAGGTAGATTACCAACATCAATGTAGAATATTCTACGTTCTGGTGCTCTTGATAATCTGTAAATAACAAGACTATCCTCAATCATACGAAGTTGATTGACGGCTTTAATTGCTTTATGTAGATATGATAAAGTTGATCCCTTATTTCTATCAACTAATCCAGATGTGCAGTATGCAACTGAATCTCTGGTCATTCTTATTCCTTTATTACCCATTCCAGCAGCAGATGGGTTTCCACTAGGCCAAGTTGCCTTTGGATTATATTCAAAATACTCTTCAATCTCTGGAAATTCATATTCCATAGGATTGTCTTGTTGACTATTTGCCAACCTATTCTGCTCATTTTTATTTCTTTTCTTCTGTCGTACAAACCTCATCTTCATAGAGTCAATATATCTTAACTCTTGAATTCCCTCATGAGGTCTTTTGACATCAATTACTTTATGATAATATAGTCTTCCATCTATATACCAATTTCTATAAATCTCATGGGCTTTTGAATCAAAGTCCATCAAATCAATAATCTGTTTAAATTCTTCTCTAAGTTTCTTTTTTATTCCATCACTTGCGTTTAGATTATCTAAATCAATTGTGACTGGAGCATCATTTGTATCCGAAACTATTGCTTCATTTACTATGTCTTCTATTGCACTATCCACTTCTGGATGCAGTGCCATCTCTCTATATCTCTTAATTAAGTCAAACTCAGTACGATATATACCTTCTAAGTCTACATAAGAACCAAAAAACCCACTAGTCAAATAGTGGTCAGACTGATCCTCCTTATTAGGAGGAACTGGCGAGACCGCTGTTGGAGCTAGTGGTTCCTTCTCCTGAATGGAGAAGCCAAATAACTTTGCCATTATTAAAAATTTAAGTCTTTGTATACCTATTTATCAGGGTTAAGAACCTGCTCTTTCTGGGTAGTAGTATTGAACTTGGAACTCAACAGTAAACTCTTCAAGAGTGTCAGTGTTATCGTATGAAAGATCTATTGAAGAAATAGTGGTTGGGAAGATATCCACAAACTTATATTGAGCAAGAACACTTGCACTTTCTGCAGCAGAACCAGTTGCTTGAGATCCAGCAGCAGATCTACCAAGTTGATAGACAGTTGCTTGACCCATATAATCACTAGGATTAACTAGACCAGATGCATCTCCATACTGGGCAATGTTTTGCGCCCATGCTTCAAAGTTTCTTCTGTGATCAAAATTCTCATCGTTTATTACAGTTACCGTCCATGTTTCAAAAGTTCTGTCTCCAGCAACTTTCAAAATACGTCCTCTAAATGGAACATCAATTGATGCTACATTAGACGCTGGTAAAGCTGCTGCTTTACACATAAATCTGAAATTATCTCCATCAAATTCTGATGGACCACCATCACCTTGAATGCCTAGACTCACTCCAGCAGGGAAGTTTACTTGCACTTCAAACAGATTCGGCCTTGCACCACCACCAGTAAGTTTAGACTTAAACTGGGATATGGTTCTTGTTGGGATTTCAGCCATTTTTTTAAATTCCTCCTTTTGTTATTTAGATATGATTAAATTAAACTCGACCAGCAACTTCCTCGAAGCTTACCCCAGTTCTGGTAGCAACGAAGGTTAGTGTTACGTAGTTAATCGACTTGGCAGGCTTCAAGAAGATGTCTGCTCTGAATTCATTATTATCAATCACATCAGGAGTGTTATTTGTTTCATCGCAAATTACAAGGAATCCGTAAAGACCTCGTTTTGCTTCAATATCTCTTAGATATGGTTCGACAATGTTGACAAAGTTTGCTCTCGTGACCTGATCATTAAGTTCAAAGAGTTGTGCTTGTGCAGCTTTCTCTAGAGACTGTTCGATTGTAAGGAACAATCTGCGAACGTTGATACGATCAAATGCAGATGCATATGCAAGAGATGTTTTGTCACCAAACAAGAGAATTCCAGATCCTGGTTGATTAACAATAGAGTTAATTCTTAGAGGATAAAGTTGATCTCTTTGTGCTTTAGATGGGTTGTATGCAAGTTTAACTGCATTATTCAATGTTCCTCTTTGCTGTCCAGCAGGTGAGAACCAAGGATAAGCTTCAATACTTGTCCTTACCATAAGTCCAGCAATGTCAGCATTCGTTGGAATGTAACGGAACTTATTGTTGAATCTATCATATGTGTACTTGTAACCACTATCAAATACACCATAAGATGTAGATTTAAGTGATGAGAAGAACTCAATGATGTTATCTGTCTGCGTGTCGGTATTGGTTACACCAACAACACCTGTTCTATCAGGTGAAATGACTGCCATACAGTCTTTTCTTGCAGCAGCAATCGAAAGCAAGATATTTGCTTTTGCTTGAGATGAATTTACATTATCTAAACTAGGACCATTGATTAGATAGTCAACTGCAATCTCATCCTTATTACTAAAGAGTTTGTATGCAGTTATCAAATCTCCAAGTGATGCTTGCATTCCACCAGTAGCAGAATAATCAACACCAGATGAAAGTGTATATGTACTATTTCCTATAACGTTAAATGTTATTCCCTGTGCATCCTTATTCCAACCACCAGCAGCAGTTGTAATTGCAGTAAATCCTGCACTAAATCCAGAAGCAGCTACATCTCCGTCAGAACCATCTGAAGGATCATCACCTGCATAGACATATGCGGAGTAATCTGCAAGATAGTCTTTCCAGAATGTCTTCTGTGGTGGATTAACTGCAGAAACTGCATCTTTTGCCTTAGATAGGTTTGTAAACTTCTCAAGAAGATTACCCTGTATACCTGTTACTGCACCAGTATCATCTATAACAGCAACGTGAATACCATCATTCTTTGATTGTCTGTCTACAGCAAACTGAGAAGTTGTTGGTTTTGGTGCAATCGACTTCCAGTAAACAGTAGAGTTAGTTAATCCTAGAGTCTGTGAATCATACCAGTCAGTTGCGGAGTATGATTGAGCACTCAGTGTTTGAGTTGCTTGTACTGCTCCTGCACTGTTAATAAACTTAACTTGGTTGCCTGGACGGAATGAAGATGCTTGATCTCTTTCTGCATATGTAATCGCAGTAGAAACACCAGCAGTTGTAACTCTTTCTGTAACTTTAACGGTAACTGAAGTTCCAGCAACACCAGTAACAATACCCTTAAGATATCCACTGAAGCTTTCTGTTGTTCCTTCACCAACGATTGTCTGGTTGGTTAGTGCAACAGTAGCACCTTGACCAACAGCAATACCAGATCCAGATGGAACTAGAAGTGTTTGGTCTGCAAAATCATCAATAAGACAAATTTTAAGTGTATTTGACCAAGAACCAGGATTCTTAGCAGCCATACCAAATGTTTGACCTACACCTGCATAGTTTAGTGTATAATCGTCATAGTTTTTAATCTTAAGTGATGTATCAGTAGCACCATCTCTTCTTGCATTAGCATTGTTAAGAGTAGAACCACCTGCTCTTACAACCTTTAGAACACCACCATAAGAAAGGAATGATGCAGCACTCATCCAATACTCATATTGAGCATCAGTGGAAATTGGTTTTCCGAATGTGTTTATTAAGTCCGTTTCTGTTGTGATATCAATTGCTTCTTCTACTGGTCCTATTGCAAATGGACCTGCAATCGCACCAATATTGTCTAGCACATTGTCAGCTCTTCCGACAGTTAAGTCAACCTCCCTGACCAACACACCAGGAGACAATTGTGGAGTCGCCATGTTTTTCCCCGAATCTCAGTTTATCTGAAAATATTTATTCAAAAGGGTATTTTCAGTGGGGAAACAATGCATGAACTACCAATCTGGATACCTCCATTCATTGTTACTCTTTCTAGATTTTACTACTCTTTGTATAGTACACACTTTACACTCATATGAATAAGAAGAAGGAAGTGCTCCTCTATCTTTACGAATTAAATAAAAACCATCTAGTAGATTCTTAGTCTCACCACAAACTCTACATTTTCTTTCTGATAATAATAAATGTCCAAGCTTTATCTGCTTATCTAATTCCACTATCTGTAATCCCACATATACGATCTATCACCATACTCATCTGTTTTCCATATATCACCATCATCATCAATAGTTATTTCTTCACCCAAACCATCATCCATAAAACCAAACGGAGCCATATCCTGTTCAATTTGATTTTTCTGCTCTTCATATAATCTCTTTCTTACATCTTGATCTGTAAGTTCTTTAAAGTAATCCTGTGCAACTAACCATGCATATATGACAAGACACATTGCCAAGTCATCATTACATCCTTCTTCTGCCTCAAATGAATTACTCTTTTGTATAAATGTAGTCAACTCTGAAATAGTATCATAATCATTTACCAATAACTTATTCTCTTCTATCATCGTCTTCAAGTTTAAACATCCAACCTTCTTAACTGTCTTGGACATCTTGACACCCATCTGTGTCTTCTTACCAGAGAATCCTTGTCCTACTATTTGACCAGCTCTACCTCGCATTGATGCCATAAGTAGATTTTCATACTCCAAATCAAAATGTAGAATAGATGCTACCTGATCTCCTACATCATTCACCTCACATAAAATAAATGCATTGTTATAACTCTTTGCCACCTCCCAGATAACATTTGGGAATAGCATGGGTTTTATTTCATTGTTTCTATACTTAGCAACCATCTTATGTGGGAAGGTTGTTATATCCATTACAGTGAAAGCTGAATAATCATTACCAACACCACGAGCAACGTCAACTGTCATTAGATAATCATGATCTTTTTCTGGATCTGCATAAACATCTAATCCAGCACTTTTTGTTTTTGGTGCATCATATACTAACGTTCTTAATTTACTAGGAGCAATAAGAGTATCTACAGATCCTAAGAACTCACATTCAAACTCAACCTTAAACTGCTGTTCTGATGTGTTCTTGATTGTTTGCTCTTTCCATACCTCATCTCTACCTGGTACTTCTGACCAATGAACATCTGTGGGTATATAATCATTTGCACCTTTCTCAGCATCATGCCACATACGGTAGAAGTGATTCATACCATGTGGTGTGGAAACTATTATTACTTTTGTGCTTTTACCAGAAGTAATAGTAGGGTAAACACTAGCAAAGAAAGAATCAGCGATGTGATTGGGAACAAAAGCAAATTCATCCAAGAATAGGATATTGAAAGACATACCCCTAACAGCACTAGCGGAAGTAGACGCAGCCAAGATTTTACTACCATTTTCTAACTCCAAAGATCCTTTGTTCCATGATAAGACTCCTTGTTGCATCCACTTAGGAACATTCTCATATGCCGTTTGTAAACGACCTAATAGTTCTCTAGCAGTAGATGCTTTGTTTGCAAGAATACCAATGTTAACACTATCATTAAACAACAAATAATGCAACAGATAAGATATAACAGTTGTAGACTTACCTGTCTGACGAGGCATCTTACAAATGTTAAATCTATTCTCGTGGAAATTGCTAATTAATTTTTCTTGAAAATCATAAGGAGTGAATGGCATCAAACCTTTATCCAGAGTAACAATCTGAACATAAGTATTTGCAAAGTAAAGAGGATCATCCTTACACTTAAGAAATTCTCTAATCTGTTCTTCAGTAAATTCTACTGCAGTATTAGCTTTCTTAAGATTGGGATTACCCAGATAAATGTCGTCAACTTTCATAATAACTCCTTACATCATTTCGTAGTGTCCAAATTTTTTATCGTGTTCTATAGTTTTTCTTTGCAGTTCTAGTATTTTTTCTAAATTCTCAATTTTCTTTTCTAGTTCTTTATTTTTATTTTCCTCCGACATGGAGGAGCGGTTCTCCTGGTTCATAGTCCGAAACTTGGTAATACCAGAGTCTTGCTCCAGGATAAACTTTCTGCAATTGATCCTGAACTTCTCTGCGTGATGGTTTTGATACTTGTGGGAAAAATAATTTGATATTGTAGTTTTTTCCTCTCCAAGCAAGATTTACTAAAATAATCCTTCCTAATTTCGTGGGGATTCTAGTTTTAGATTCATTAATATCTTCTGAACACTCATCACCAGATGGATTGCGAAAATCTTTAAAATCAATCATTTATCTCAAATGTGAGTATTCCTATTATATATTTATCATTTTATAGCCGTAAAGACTACTTTAAAGGTTGTTGAACTGTTTGATGCTGGATATCCTAAAAGTCTTAAATTGCCAGCACTGATATCTGTTGAGAATGTAGAGATGCCAACAGGTTCATTTATTGTGCCAAATTCTGACATATATGCATTAGTTCCATCATGAACTACATTGATAGTTGTTGTATTATAATTCGTTCCTTGTACAGCTTGTACTTGATAATTTACTGATCTAAAATCATCTTTATCTAAAGTCACCAAAAGTGCTTCACTAGTACTAGTGGTTGTAGAAATAGAAGATCTAACAGATCCTGCTGACATTTCTAAAGTTGATGGTAAACTGGTTCCTACAATGTATGGCATTTTAATTAGCAGTTTCTAGGAGACTAACAATTACTTTTAAAGTACTATTGACACTCGATTGTATTTTTAAAGAGTCACTTGTTTCTAAGACTAGTTTCCCACTCATAGGAACAAAAGCATCTGCAACAGGTACATTAGCATTTTTGATAATTTCGGTTTCTACACTAGATCTAATATGCTTCATAGTTACGGTAGATGGATCACTACCATAATTTGAAATGTGTGCATACAAAATGATAGCAGTGTAACCAGTGGGTGCAGTATAAACTGTCTGCTCACTGGTACTTACTTCAAGTGTTACTGTTTGGAATCTATTGAGTGCTAACTGCGCCATATTAACTTAGTGCTAGAATAAATGGTGTCATTTCAGAGAATAAGCTTTTACTAAAAGCTCTTCCACTTATTGTACCAGTATTTTGATTAATTTGTAAGTCATCACCTATTCTAAAGTTACCTGCTTGGTCAGTGCTGGTATAAATGACTTTTCCACCGTCTGATGTAACAACCTCATTTTCCTGAACAGTAACTCCACCACGTTTTGGTGTAGCAGTAGTGATATCATTTCCAGATCCAACATACTCGAAAGTATGAGAACTAGCAATAATCTTACTTTGTTGGAAGAAGAATACGGTTGATCCTACCCCAACACTATTCAATAAATTAGAGTCAAGTGTTAATGTAGATATTCCAGATACTACTGGAGTTGAACTATTTATTGTGTAATAAATGGAGGATGTTGTGGCAGTAGCAGTTGCTGTATTGACACCCACATTTGGACTAGAAATAGTTACGTTTGGAGTGCCTGTATATTGATTACCACTACTAATAATAGTAATAGAAGCAACCGACTCACCTTCTAATGTTGCAAATGCAGTTGCCCTTTCTCCATTGGGACCAGAAGGAGCATCCACTGTTACATCTGGAGTTGAAGTATATCCTGTTCCACCAGAACCAACTGCAATAGTTTGAACTGAATTATATAACTGATCAAAGTAAACTACTTGTCCATCATATGGTCTATCAATATCAACCTTTGCAGTTCCACCAGAAACATAAGTATGAGCAAGAGTAGATACTCCTACATTAACTACAAACTTTCTTACTGTAGGAATCTCATCAACTTCAAATATATAAGGACGTTTGTGTGGGTATGTTTTGCTTCCATAAGCACATGTCAATCCAATGCCTGATAGGGTTACACCCATCCCAACTGAGAAGTTATGATTGGCAGTTACAGTTACCGTGGCAATACCAGTAGTATGAGTATAATCAAAGTTTGATATATTTAAAGTTGGTGTGGATAAATCTAAAGTAACATTGTCCTGAGATACAGCAGCAGTAGAACTTACTGAACCCTTGTATTGTAATGATCCAGTTCCACGAGCAACCAATCCTTTAGTTCCAAAACTACAGTTGCTATTTGCAAGATCTGCTTGACCACCAGCATCACAACTGATTGCCTCATCGCAACATATTGTGAACACAGATACTAACTGTGCAAATCCACCATTCGTTACAGCAACACCAACACCACCCTGATTATACTGGGTGAATGAATCAACGTTCATTGCCTTAAGAAGTCTTGCCTGAGATCCGTCTATACGAATACCAGTTCCTGTTGTTGTATCACTTGTACAGTTCTGAATATATGGTCCTTTCCACTTACCACCACCCACATTTTCTGCAATCTCAGTGGTGGGGAAACCCACAGCAGCAGCGGGGAATAAATGACCACTAAATGTCATGTTTGCTAATTTATCACCTTTCCTCACATGGAATAAATCCTTATCTGTTGTATTTGGAAGTACCTTAACAGATCTTTGATCATCTCCAACAATAGCAACAAATGCTGGAACTTCTATAGGATTCATCTCAACATAATTACCAGACATTACTTTAATAGTAGTTCCTGATTGTGCAATACCAACAGCAGCAGCAATAGTTAAAAACGCATTATCAATCGATGTGCCATTATTTGTATCTAGACCATCCTTTGCAACATAAAGAACATTGGGTGCAGAGTTAATACCTGATGCAGTAGAGTTGATAGTTACATTTTCACCAACATTAACTGCTGTATTAGTAATGGTAACAATACCAACACTAACCTGTTCTGCATCACCATCAATAGTAATTGAAGATTCACCAACAGTAAGTATTCCAGTGATACGAGCATCACCCTTAACTAAGAGTACCGTTGCTCCAGAACCAACATTATTACTACCAATAGTAGTGATTCCCAATAATGTTGAGTTACCTTGAATTTGTAAATCTTTTCTACCAGTGATAATACCGATAGAATCAAGGTTGGTAATATCCTGTTTGGTTATAGTTCCTGCTACAGAAAGATTACCTGTTATCTCTGCATCACCCTGAACAAATAACTTTTTGTTTGATACTGCTTCAGCACCAACACCAATATTCTTGGTAGTATGAATACCTACACTATCAACTTTCCATGTTCCACCAACACCTGCTGACTCAACTTCAGCAAACCTAAATTTCTGACCGTAAGTACTTACATCTACTTTAAGAAACTTCCCATCATATTCATTGAGGTTCGTAGCAACTCCAACAATATCATCAAGATACTGAAGTCGTGTTTCTCCACCACCACCTTGAGCACTGATTAGATTCTTAAGATACTCTAGTTCATGACGTATCTTTTTAATATCAGGATCATCAACATTCTCACGAATTTCTTGTTTAGTCTTAAGTGTTCCAAGAACTTCCAGTGCCTGATCAACAGCATCTTTTTCTTCTTTTATTTCCTCATAAGGAATATTATTTTCAGTTGGTTTTAATGGTTCTGGTTCAATTATATTAGTAACTTCAAAAGAAGCATTACCATTAGCATCCTGAATTTCTAGAGTAGGTGGTTTCAACCAATCCTCTAGTGCTGCTATCTGTCTTTTTTCTTTTTCTTGTTTGTACTGTGCTTGTGCTTCTTCTTTTATTTTTTTCTGCTTCTCTTCTTCAATCTTTCTTTTCTCTTCTGCTTCTATTCTTCTTTTCTCTTCTGCAATTTTTTTCTTTTTATTTTCCCTATCTTCCTTCTGTTCCTTTTTAAGATCTGAAACCTGAGTAAAGAATGATACAGACTCTAATGGATTATCACCCACAACTGTTTTTATTTTATCTTCCTCTATCTTTTTCTTCTTCTCGTCTTCCTTTTTAGATTCTATAAACTTTTTCTTGACATCAGAAACTTCCTTGAAAACAGAAGCAAGAGGATCTTCTCCAACAAGAGATTTAAATTCCTCTTCTTTCTCTTTCTTAGCTTTACCGATAGATGAAAAAAATTCGTTTAGATCTTCGGTCATTTGTCTCCATTCTGTTTGAGAAGTTTTGCAAGATCAGCAGTTGATCCTACAAATAATGCATTATTAACAGTTGTTGGTTTTCTAGTAGATTCCTCTTCCACATCTTTGAGTTTTTTCTGAAGATCCATCAACTTATCAGTGGCATCAGAAACACTCTTGATGAGTTGTCCAGCAACTTCATATGCTCTTGGCATTTCACTGTCTTGAGCAAGTTCAAGAATACCATCAATAGCTTCTTGACCTTTCTCTATTATACTATAAAGATTGCCACGAGTATACTCATAGTCTCTTGCAATATCATCCTTTTCTACTTTAACTGGTACAGTTTTCTTTTCTTTTTTCACTTCAATTTCTGTCGAAACTTCTTCAGCTTCAACATCAAATGCGTCATTTAATTTATCAAAGTTCTTTTTCATAATTAGAACCCATCGAATCCGAAGTTATCACCAAACTCTATAAGTTCATTGTCAGCAGCAGTTATATTCTTAACTCCTGTGCCGAGAACGTGAATAGCAGCAGTAGAACCATCTTCAGCCCTTCTGACAGTAAGATCATTGTTCTGCACAGACTCAACGTAAATCTCCTCACTATCAATGTATATGTAACTATCTGCAGTGATACTAGAAGCATCTGCAACAGTTATAATCAATTCTGTTTCACTTACGTCCTCTGCTAAAGTTGTAACAGGAGTATCATTATATGCTCTAGTTGCCCTTGGAGTGACACTGTAAGTCATCTCTCTGGATGGTGCAGGAGTTCTACCACCAGCAACATATCCAACAGTAACCTTCTTGATAATATCTTTTGCAGTATCTGTTTGAACAGGACCGTAGAAGTAGGTCTTAGCAGTGAATCTCATTGTATAGATAAGTGCTCTCCTTGTAGAGAAGTCACCCTCATAATCATCACTAGTTGTAATTGAAGTAAGTACAATAGGAATATCTCTTTGTTCTCCAATAGTAGAAACTAAATCTACTGTCATCGTATATGCTGGTTGAAAATATGGAAGTATCTGCTCTACAATCTGAAGCATATCATCATTCAACTTAGTAAAAACACTAAGTTCAAAATCTAGATTATATGGTACTGGTAAATATGTCTTTGCTATCTTCTTCTTGTCAGACTTAACTGGACTTAAAAATGTTTGAGTAGTCGTAGACTTTCTACTAGGATCATAATTCAACCCTGTCATCTCAAATGACATTCTGGGCAAACTAATCTGAACAGATTTACTTAAATCTGCTTGTTGTTCTAAGCGTGCTAAAAACTTCTGAGTGGGACTATAAGCAAGAGGAACTTTTAACGTGCTTACTGTTGTATCAGTTTCATTAGTGTGCTCAATTTTAATATTATTAAATAACGAACCGAACCCAATAATGGTTCTTCGCATTATTTCGTGATAAAAATATTCAAACATGGGTAAAGCTCGGTGTACTACCTGATAAAATATTTAGGGCATCCCGAATGGGTTGGTTTGAGAGAAGTCAATTATTGAATCTGCTGCTGTTTCAATTTCATTATTTTTTGCAAATCCATCCTTATCAAACTCTGATGCTACCTTTCTATATTGATGAGTTGCTCCTGATTCATCACCAGTAATTATCTCACCATTAGTGAATGATCCAGTAGCAATAGAAACCTCTAATTCATTTGTGGTAGAATCCCAAGACTTAACTCTTGCAGTTGTACCACTTTGAGATCCAGTTACAGTCTCATTGAATATATAGTCTCCTTGGTTGCCCATATAAGGAGAAGATATAGTAACAGAAGGTGCTACAGTATATCCAACACCAGCATCTCTGATACCAATTTGAGTAACAATACCAACTGTATTGAGGTATGCAATTGCTACTGCAGTATTGATACCTGTTGGGTTGTTGCTAATAGTTACTGTAGGTACTGTAGAGTAACCAGTACCACCACTAGTGATACTAACGATACCAATAACACCATCAGCAATACCAGATGTAGCTGCTGCACCCACTCCTCCACCACCGTGGAAAGCTATGGTTGGTGCTACTGTATATCCAGCACCTGGATTAATTAAATCTGCATGTTGAACTTTAGATGATTTCTCACCATCGCAATCAACAATAAATGATATCATTGTTGCAATTCCAACAGCAGTCGTGCCACCAGAAGGTGCGGATGAAATAGCAACCCTTGGTACATTTGCATAGTTATGCCCTCTATCACTAATATAAATTGCTCTTACACCACCATCAGAAACTCCCATCACACTCGCAGTGGCAGTAGTTCCAGATCCAATAAGTTGTAGAGTTTCGATATAACCAAACTCCTGAACATTATCATCTACAGTATCAATACCTGTATCAACAACCTCATCCTCATAACGGAAGAGTTCACATCTCAACTCATAAACATAGTTCTTCTGGAGTTGGTAGAATGGTTTCTCGTGCTCAACAAATTTAATCTCAAATAACCTATCACCAAGAGGGAACCAAATTAGATCTCCTTCCTTTGGTCTAGTTGCTAATTTTATATTTGGTATGTTCTTTATCAATGGAGTAATATAATTTTCAAACCTATCTTTAGATATTATCAATCCTAAGTCATGTAATCCTTGTACTCCAAACTTAGACATCAATACACCTTGACCCTCATAACCATCGTAGGTGTCCACGTATGCCTCTAGAGGGATCGCATTTTCAAACTTAGACTCAATCACCTCAGTGATCACAGTTTTGCTTGAAACGTAGGTTCTAGGAATATAATAGACCTCAACTCCGTACATACGAAGTTGTTCGTTTACTAGATCCTGAACTAGATTCTGCTCAGATCTAGCTCCTTGTTGAAAATATGGATTAAGAACCATTATACTAACCTATTGCATCTAATGGTGGAAGTTCATAAGTATTGGACATATTTTCTAACAGTTTCTCCAAGTCTTTCTGAGCATCTTCATATATCTCACGACCATTTAATTCTACTCCACCAGGTAATTTAACACCTTGGAATTTAATGAGATTCTGACCCCATTGTTTTTTAATCAAAGCAGTAGCATATGGTTTTAAAAACGAATCATTCCATACTCTAGGATATTCTGAAGGATTGAGTAATCGGAAACAATCTACAATAATCCAATCACCAACACTCATACTTCCCCAATCTATATCCATATACAACCTATCTTGCCTCTTATTAAATCTTATCTGCTTTTGAGTCGTAAGTAAAAATTCAATATCCTGTAGATATGTTTTGACCATTGCATATGATAAAAGTTCAGTAGAACCCCAATAGTAAATATCATTCAAGAACATCTGATACTTAACACTAAACATATTATTAGTGATAGTATTAGTTCCATCAAAATGGAATATCTTAGTCACACCAATTACCTCTGGAGGCATTGGTAAGTAGTTACTGTTTTCTTCAAAACTAAATTGAGTAGTAACACCGACTGGCACATCTACAGTTGTTGTTACAATTCCAACTGGATTATCATCATCTCCTCTAGCTTTACCTCTATTAATATCATCCTGTGTAACCTTATACTTCATATAAGTTTGATACACACCATCAAAATGCCTTTCTTGAAAATACTGAACGGCATCATCTATAAGATCTTCTATCTGTTCTTCTGCTACGTTTACTTCTAATACAGGCGCACCAAGTTTTCTCTTACAATAATCAATTAACTCTCCTCGTGTCTTTGGTTGCGCCATTTATCTATGAGTAGTTCTTTCAATTGTATTTAGTATGTTAGTGGAGCCGATGATATACCTGCAATTACTAACACATTTCCAGAGATTATTTTATAAGTTGTTGCACCAGAACTCACTAAAACATCATACACATATCTACCTTCTGGTATATTATTAGTATCTGTTGAACCTAAAGATATACTAAAATCTCCACCTGCTGCACTCGTAAACCCAACATTAAAAGTCTTCAGTGCATATGCAGAAGATCCAATTGCTACACTCTTAGCAAGTTGTGCAGAACCAGTCCATCCAGTAGTAGTTGCTATTCCAACTGCATTTGCAGTAGAAAAATCCCATGCACCACCAGAAACATTAACAACAGAATAATCACTTTTAAATGTTGCTCCAGCATTTAAAGTAAGATTTACTCCATAAGCAACCCCAGAAGTGGGATCAAAAGTAATTGTATTTTTAGCCATTTGTTAGTGCCTTCAGTAGAAATTTGATTTCATTAATATCATCCTTTAATGAAGCTAATTCACGTTCAACATTATCCATTTTTTCTCGACTCTTCAATCTATTTTGACGTTGAGAAATATACTTCTGATATTCATTAGAGTCAACATTAAGGATAGCAGTGCTATCCTTTTCACGTACCAAACCAACATGACCCTTGACGTTTACATGTTTCATATTATGCTAGTGATATAACCCTGAGATCTTTAACTCTAGGTGGTTGAGCAGCATTTGTAGATGTTCCTACAAGCTTGATACTGAAGTATCTGAAACTTGCAAGATTATCAATAGTATATTCATAATCTTTATAAACAACCTGAGAACTAGTATATGCTAATTTATCAGTCTTAGGAAGTGCCTTATCGGGCAATCCATTATTCTTATTAGGATCAATAATTTCACCTGATGGTAGTAGGTTAGTATAACCAGGGAAAGGATTATAAATCAATTCCTGATCAGGATCATTTGATATTGCATAGAATGCTCTGATATCACTAAAGACATTTATATGTCCAGTCATATAGATTTTAATTGAAGTTGCTGGAGTTTCTAGAGTAACAGGTTTAGATGCATAAACAAAAGAGTTTGGATCATCTACAACTGTGGATGTTCTAGGATCACTTGAGTAATCAGTGATTGGATTATCAACTCTATTCGATGTTAGAATAACAGCAATTCTATCCAAATCAACTATCGGTGAAAGGTTTGGATTATTAGTTGTCATATCCAAAGAAAGAGTAAATGACTTATTCTGAGGCAATCCAGATAATGATGTAGTTTCATTTATACGTGAAGCAACTATTCTAGGAGAATCCATATAGTTGTCAGATATCAAACTAATATCCTCAAATCCTTGATCTTGGAATGGAACTTCTGTTCCATCAATACTCTTACCACTTACAGTTCTAATCTTAGCAGTTAAGTTGGTTCCAACAGGAGTAATATTCTCAACGATAGGGGTTACAATCTCAAAAGGTATATTCTCAGTAGGAAGTATACCCTTTCCACCAGTTGACTTCGTTTCATTGAAGTGGAGTTGTGGAAGACTTGTGCTTGCAGATCTATCTACACCATTCTTAGAAGTATCAATCTTGATTGTATAGTAATCAAGACCAATAGGATCTGTAACAGTTGCATCAGCAAGATTGTGATTGGTATTAATTCTTCTTAAAGATATACCATTCAATTCATATTTTTCAACAGTATCACCAGAATAGTGATTGACTGATAATGTTCCATCTACTCCTCTAGTTGTAATTCCAGTAAGAGTAGTAGCAGTTGCTCCTGAGTAACTGAATATTTCTTTTCCTATTCTTGCATAACCAAGTGTTGTTGTACCAACTCCAACTCCTTCAAATGTTCCGAATGCAGATCCATCATCTATAGTAATAGTTCCAGTATCAGAATTGCTATAATCAGCAGATAGTTTTGTTAAAGCTATATCAGACTTAGCATTATTAATTGTTACTGTATTCTGGGTAGAATACATTCCGTGGTTATTCTGATTGACCTTGATATGAAGTCCATCAGTAACGACTATAGGAGCAGAAGATAGTAAAACATTACCACCAATACCACTGTTAAGAGAACTTGTAACACCAGCATTGTTGACAAATTGAATTGTTTTGCCAACACCAGCAACAAAGGAACCCTGTACGTTATCAATGATTAATTCATTCACTCCACGAATATCACCGATAGATAATCTCATATTGGTTCCTAACTTATTACCACCAATTTGAGTAGGAGTAACAACATCTCCTATGGAGTAACCAGTTCCACCAGCACCAATTGTTGCTGCTATTGCAACTCCATTTTGGATACTAATATTAGCAGTTGCATTTGAACCAGTTCCAGTTATGTTAGTTAAGCTAACTCCATTGTATGTTTGATTTCCTGTGTATCCAATACCAGAGTTGGTAATAGACATAAGACCGAAAGCACTACCAGCAGATCCAACATAATTACCAGTTGCATTACTACCCAACTGACTAATAGTATTACCAAGAGTTAAATCATCTTGTACTACAGTTGTTCCTAAACCAACTCTAATTCTATTTGAATCAATTTCAAAAGCATTTGGATTTAGTGCAGGAATTTGTTCTGTTCCTGCATTTAATAATGGGTTAGTGAAATTAACACTTCCTGAGAATGGTGAGAATACTGCTTTGAAAAGAGTAAACTTAAGATCTTCATATTGACTTGGATTCCAAGTAGAACCATTCTGAGACTTGAATAAAGATCCTAGTAATGGTTGCTCTGAAATAACAATTTCATCAAGTTCTGGATTGGTAGCAGATGTAATATCTGACTCACCCATTCTAGATATCCATGCTGTATAATTATTACTTGCAGATAGTAGAACTACAGAATGATATTCACCACCAGCCAAGTAAACAGGACCATCAAATGTTATTCGTGTCGCAACTGAAGCATCTTCAGAAACATAAACATATTGTGGATCAACTACTACTTCAGAGAAAGGATAAATTTTCTCTGTAGGTAATCCAAGTTGCATTGGACGTAACTGAACAACCACTGGTAAAGTTTCATCCTTACTTCCAAAGAAGACATCTATACTTGTAACAAAGATACCTTCAGGTTGGTTTACATAGAATGATTGTGCAAGTGGATCATCACCACAAATAGCAGCAGTAGTTCCATCAGCAGTTGCTGCAATACTCAAAAGATTATTCTTTGCTTCTTCAAATGTTATAGAACCACTCGAAACTGCAGCAAAAGCAGCATTCAGTTCATCATTAACATCTGCTATCTCCAACTGACCTGTTGTAGAATTGTATTGTGCTGTTGCACCTACAATTTGTGTTTTCAATCCATGATAGATTGCATCATTTTTTATTTCATCAGTCAATACAAAGTCACCTTCATAATTACCACCAATTGCTTCATCGGTGTAATTAATACCAGATGGACCACCATATTGAATTAATGAAGCACCTTCAATAGCAAGAGATGATAAAGTTGTACCTTCAGGAAGTCCTTTTGCAGCACTTGCATCTACACCAGTTGCCACAACATCTGGGTGAGTTTTAAATGCATTTTCAGTCGTAGAAACCGCATCATTTAAACTCATACCACCTGCAACTAGATTTTTAATATCATTTTCCCAATACGCTTGTCCAGTAGAATCTGCTCTTCTACCCAAATACTTAACATAAAGACCAGAAGTGAGATCACTTATCTGTTGATCTTGAGTTGGTCCTGAAGCATTTGCACCATCAGCAATATTTTGCGTAACCATTGTCGCAACACCATCATTAACTTCTAATGTTGGGTTATTTGGATTAGTTGCACCTGAATAATCATAATGTGCCAATTCAGCTGGAGTAATAGGTGAGTAAACACTTACACCAGTATTAGCATCAGCATCCTGATCATAATTTGTTGAGATCTGTTGAACAACTGATACATTATTAGATTGACCAGCAATTATAGTATCAGATGTATCAGCATATGTGATTACAATCTGAGCACCACCACCATCAACAACTGTTACTTCACCAGTATCATCATTATACACAGGATTGCCATCATCATCTAATAAAATCTTATCATCCCAATCTAAATCAGTGACTCCTTTAACAACCACGTCACCTGGAGTATAGTTTCCACCAATATCAATTGTAGATGTTGCAGTGCTGGTTGTTGAAGTAGCTGTTCCTCTTATAGATTGACTTTCTACTTGAGTCTGAGTCTCAGTATGAATATTCCTAGTTGTAAGAATAGTTTCCTGTTCTTTACTTAGTGTTCCTTGAGATTCAAATTCTGTTGTAGCATCTGTTAGAACATTACCTGCGACTTGACTATTATTCTTATTACTTGTAAGTCTAAAGACTTTCATACCAGTTTCAAATGCAGGATTCGCAGCTTCATTTGGATTAGGGATAAAGACTGATCCCATAACAGAACCAATACTATCACTGAAGAGCTTTACTTCAGATACAGTTGCTTCAGCATTTGAAGTTTGACCTACCAATCTTAAACCAGTTGTAACATATCCATGATATTGTCCCTTTGCTTTTTCTGCAAGACCCAATGTATCCACATTCAAAATTTCAGATGTAGATGAATAATCTTCAGGAATAGTCATTGATCTATCATAAGGACTTAAAATATAAGTCTCAGATGGTGCAACACCGTTACCAAACTTATGGTTTTGTTGGTTGATCTTAAATGTTATTAGATCTTCACCACTAGAAGTTGTTCCTTTGACCGTTTCACCCTTCTCAAATGTTCCAGATACCATCTGTATCTGTAGAAGTTTTGGAACAACGTAAGAAGTTAGATCCTCACTATCAAAGAAAGTATAAAGCCTTGTCATAGGCTTCATCTTAGCAGCACGGAATCTAATATTCCTAGATCTCATATGAGGTATGAGAGCAGTGCTTACTACTTTATTACCTTGACTTGTTGTATCAAATGTTTCTCTAGTAAGAGTTCTTGATCCTGATCTAGTTTTCTTTCCTGTAGGAGTGCTTCTAAGAGTAGTTGTAGTTTCTTCTTGACCATATCCAAGATCAACTGTGTTTACATCTGTGCTTGCATCTGCTCCTGTCCAAATTTCAGACCATGATCCCCATACAACAGGACTAAACCCAGATCTACCATCATAACTGGTGTTACTTGAAGTATAAGTTTCATCCTCAATTTTTCTTGCTTCCAACATTACAACATCAGACCAGACATCGGAAGATGGTGTTAGTTGAACACTTCCAGAATAATAATTAACAAGGTATGGAGTAACGTTTTCAACTCTTGATGCATATGGTTGTGATACAGCAACTAATTCATTATAATTTAATGATAAGACTCTATTGCTTCTCTTGATACCATTAGTCAAAGGACTTAGGACAAGATCCAATTCTGTAGTATATGGTGCTGGTCTTAGTTCTGAGTTCTTAACATCAATACTATTTTTTACAATAGTCTTCTTAAGTTGAGTCGTAGTATTGGAGAAATCATCAACAAAGAATCCAGACTTAAATCTATTAAGACCATCTGCATCTTGAATTTGTAGGTTTACAGTATCACTCTCTAAAAGAGATAATGAAGTGTAAAATTCCAAATTCTTGATTCTTCTTTCCAAATTTCTAATATCACGCATTCTATATCTCTTATGCTCAGAAAGATTTAAATTAATTTCTGATACATCGCAAAGATAAGCTGGAACAGATGCTGATGCTATTTCTAAAGCATCATTAATATCATTTGGTAGTTCGGGAGTTTCCGCTGGAATACCTTTAACTAATTGTAAAGTACCATCCTTAGTAAGGAAAATCTTATCCCTTCTTGGAAGATAGAATGAATAATCTATAATAAATGATTGATCTGATGCTAAGATATTTGTTGCAGAGTTTCCATCTTGAGTAAATACTCTTCCTAAAAATTCAAATGGAGACCTAGTGGTTCCAGAGAAATCAGATACTCTTGGCCTTATATCAATTATTTCACATACCTTTGTATTGTTTATTTTTGGTAGACTGCAGTAACTAAAATCACCATATGAATTTACAGTTGTTATGTCACCTACATCAGAAGTTAAGAAGTATGCAGATTCAAATACAACCTTTACCTTCTTAGAAGGTTCTTTATAACCAGATTTTCTTACCAATCTAGAATAATCATATATTGTACTTCTTTGACCATTATCAAAATCAAACTCGTCAGTAATATCAGTAGAACCTAATGTAATACCAGAAACTGTTGCAGTAATTCCAGACTCTTTAAACTTAATAACTTCACCAGAAAGAGGTTCTATGTTGTTTAAAGCTATGTAATTTATAGTACCATCATCAACTTTTCCAATGTAAACACCAACAAATTTGCTAGATTCACCAATAAATTCTTCACCATCCAATAAATCTCCAGTCTTAGCAGTATCACTATTAATAGAGATTAAAGAGAGTCTTGGGAAAATTACATCATTGGCATTAGAAGATTCAAAAACACCATAGATTTTAGTTGCATCAGGAACACCCAAGGAAATTTCTTCATCCTGAACTCTGGTTCCGTAGATATTGCCATAAGTAAGTCCATCATTTAGAGTTGTTGCTCCAACACCAGAAGATGAATACTTAGAAGAATCTAAAGAAAGAATATTTATTTTCTGTTTTGTCTTAACTTTTTCTTTAACATTGATCTTTCTAAGAGTAGCAATTAGTTTTGCAGGACCAAGACCATCTAAACCATTGATTGTCAATGTCTGAGATCCATTTGTAAATACAAACTTATCTGCACTCAAAGCTTCTGTGCTTCCGTCAGTTCTTACTAAGCAATAATTTTCTTCATCATATGGCAAGAATGTTTCACTTCCACTTCCACTATTAATGGAGTTTGAAGAACCATTAGTAATTGTAACATCAAATTCTTTTCTTATAACAAGATTTGCATTTGTCAAATCTACATTTGATACCTTATCTTTAGGAAGAGTGGTATACAATGTATTGTCACTAGAGAACTGATATGAAGAACTTAATATTCTAAAATCAGATGGATTGATTACTGCTGTTGGCAATGCACCATCATTGACTCCAGTTACTGATGTAACAGCATTAAGAACTAATGAGTGTTGAGATACAGTCGCAACCTTCGCATATGATGGATCGGTTGAACCTGGATTTGTATACTGTACAATGTTTCCAACAGTAGTAATACCAGTGAAGAACTTAGTAGCATTTGTACTTGTAACAGTAGAAATTCCACCACTAGCAGGAGTAATATTAACTTCACCAAAAGTAGAGTGAACACTCTGTTTTACGTCAGCATTAAATGTATTAGCAGTTCCAACTGTTCCATATAATGATTTTATATCACTAGATGTATATGAAGTTGTTAATCCAATAATATTTCCTTCTTCAATACCATTGAATATTAATTGTTCACCTTGTATGAATTTTCCATTGACGTTATATGCGGTCATTGCTGTACCAGCATTAACATCATATCTTAGATAACCAGTAGCTCCACTAGACTTACCTTTAACATGCTGTGGAAGAGTCTTAGTTACTGCAGTATTAGCAGTTATATTAGTATATGTTTGAACATCATATAGAGAAATATCCCATGTATTGACATTAGGATTTACAGCATCATATGATCCAGATTCTAAAGCAAAGTCATAAACTCTTGCCAATCCAATTTCCTTACCTGCTGCAGTTGTAGATGTTACACCAATCCTAGCATCCCTTAGACTAACAGTATAATCAGTTCCTATTCCTATCTTAGGAGATCCATTAACTCTATTCAATCCAAAGCTTGGACCTGTATAGTAATTTAAACTCTGATTCTTTAATACTTTAGATGTTCTTGGTTTCTGAAAATCTAAGAATTGGTTTGTTGGTATATTTACCTCATAACCTTTAACATATGCCTTACCTGGAGAAATCTTATATGTTGCAAGATTCTCAGCTGGAACACTATTATTATATGTTAATTGATCTGAATTGAATATTCCCTTGTTTCCTTTATAGTCATTTAAAGTCTCTTTGGGTTGGACATTAAATGGAATGACATAATAGTCACCAGACTCATCATATGTTCTTCTTGCAAACTCTTCTGATAACTTATTATATTCTGGGTTAATCTTTTGAGAAGCAATGACACCTTCTCTTACTTCCATCAACTCTATAAAGTTAGATGCCTGAGTAGAGTTTACATTCTTCTTAGTTAAAGTTGCTCTTATTTTTAATCTATCTGCACCAGGCGCAGTATAATTATTGAATGAAGATGCATTATCAGTTAAATCTGGATCAATATCTGAATTTATAACTTCTTCTAAAACTTCCAATCCAATTTTATATGTTGGAGTCGTGCTATAAGGTTCTAATATAATAGACTGTTCGGGAATATCTATAAAATATCCTCTTACAAAATAAACACCTTTTGATAAAACACAACCAGATCCATAAGAAGTAGGAACAGTAGAAGTTGTTAGAGCAACTCCTTCCCCCTCTTGAATAACAACATTTTTATTGGTTATTTGCCTTTCAATCAAAAGAGTTTCTGATGGTGCAAATACTGCAGTTTCTCCATCAGTGGAAGGATCCAAATACTCTACAAATAAAGTATATGGTTCACCAGGAAAAGCATTTAAGTTAAGATATGCCTTTATCTTTGCTCTTACACCAGACTTACTTCCAACTACCCTTGCTTCTAATAAGTCATCAATATACTGGGTAACTGCTACACCAGAGTAAGAAACATTAATTCTTACAACAGGATATGCATTATTATATTTTAATCCACCACCAGTTACTGAACTACCATCTTTGAACATATGCTGTCCAAATCGTTCAACTTGGTTTTGTAGAATTGACTGTAAACCAGTTAATTCTCTAGCCTGAACAGGAAATCCAGGTTTAAATAAAACCTTGTAATAGTTGTCAGACGGATTATAATCGTCAAAGTAAGGTGCGACGTTGAGATTAGTTTCCTGTGGCATGATTCTTTAGAATTGCAAAATGACTTTGATATCTTCCTTTTGGTTTAAAGACCTAGTGATAGCAGGTCTGTTATCAACATATATTACATTTCCAGAGTATTTCTTAACTTCTGGATTAGCCACACCGAGAGTAAATGACTGACCAAGGTTATATGTTCTATTATTTATTGAGGTAGTATAACCAGTATATGAAGTATCAATTCCTAAGTTGGTACTTCCACCAAAAATGGTAACAGTTCCACTAGAAGAAGGTGTTGCTGTAAACCTATGCAATTCAAATCCATAAGTAGGATCGGTTTTTAAAGAACCGTCACTATTAAATCCAACAAGACTTTTATCTTGCCAGTATTTCAATACTCCAGTAGTTTGATCATATGAGATCACTCTTCCTACAGCAGTAGATCCTAACCCAACTGTTTGGGTGACAAAACTATCTGCATTAAATGTTGTTGTGCTGTATCCAGAACCAACCAATTTTAATGCATAAGCTGCACTAGCTTTATCTAAATTTAATTTTGCAACAGATCCAAAAGCATCAGGATTTTCAACTATACCAACTCTTGCTATTTGGTTTCCAGTTACAAAATCAGGGTTCTCAGTATCATTCTCAATTCTAGAATAAACTAGAACTTTATTTGCACCCAATTCACGATATACATCTGCACCATGTCCACCTTCTGGTGGGATAATAACATTAAAAATAGGAGCAGTACTTCCTGTAGGAACATTACCACTGACTAGATCTACAGTTCCGTATGTATAACCCGATCCACCTTTAGAAACAGTAACTGTATCTATTTTGGAATCATTATTAACAACAACTGTACATTCACCACCAGATCCATCACCAAGAATAGGTACTCTAGTATAAGTTCTATTGGCAGTCCCTAAACCAACTCCCCTATTAACAACAGTAACTATTTTCAATTCACCACTAGTAGATGCATGATTTCTAACCGATGCATCAGCAGTATTAGTATCCCAGTCTGTTGGAACTGGCATAAAATTAGTAGAATCAAATTTTACAATATCACTTGGTTTGATAGTGTACAGATATTTCCAAACATAACCATCACCACTATCACCAGCAGATCTAGGTTCCAAATCAGTAAATGTAGGTTCATCTAGTGAAGGTCTTCCACTTGGATTCTCAGGATCAGTTCCGTTTTGCAGACAAACATAAACTTTAAAATCTTCATTTACAATATAATAATTAGCAGAATATAAATTGGTTGCACCAGATGGTTTAGATGTATTTGTTCTACTAACATCTCCTCTATACATATCATATGTTGTACCAGAAATCCAAGCAGTTTTAGTGACCACTTGTCTGACATCACTAGGAGAAATCTTCTTTAAAGCAACCATCGTATCCCAATAGTCATCCTCTTGTTCAAAACTATCTTTAGGGGCTGGAGGATCCGTGTCCCAAGAAGAAGAATAATCATTTGGATTGGGAAGACCAACAAAAGAATAATATGAGTTAGTAGTAGAAGTCACACCAGAAATAAAATTTCTAGCATTCAAAATTCTAAGCTGATCAGTTATAATGGCGGACATTTGGGATTTTTTTAGTTATTTATTCGTTATAATTAGTGGATTTCAATGGAACCACTCTTTCAACAATTGGTGAAGTGGAAATGCCCAATAAACCGTTGTTGTAAGAATTGAAAACTTTATTTTTAGATCTATTATTTATGGAGATTCTTCCCCAAGAATAGTCACCAAATACTTCACTATGACCTAAACCAGTAAGTCCATTATAATTTTGAACGCTTACTGTAACTTTCGCAACGTAAGTTTGTCCTATAGCAACAGCATTTGTCTGAGCAATAGATACAGATGCTACTTCATATATATTATCCAAGAAACTGCTTCCTGAACCAACAACAGCACCAGCACTATTTAATGAAGTAACTCCGTTGCCAATATTAGAATTGGATACCACAAAGTAATATCCTGTCTGTATACCACTTACAGTGATAGCAGTTCCTACAACATTAGAATCTCTGAATAAAGAATCACTAGGAAGTAATAGATCAAATACGATTCCAGTGGTTACACCGACAGTAGTAGTTGATACTCCAGATATTGTACCAAAATCACCAGTATATGAAACTTGGGTTACTTCCTCCACATATCCAGAAGTCTTAGGATCTGCTATTAGAACTACAGGTGGATTGGAAGAAGTATATCCAGTTCCAGCCACAGTTACACTAATAGAAGTAACTATACCAGCAGTGATAGAAGATGTAGCAGATGCTCTTAAACTGGATGCAGTGCTCACAGGATTTCCAATAGTTACTGATGGAACACCAGTATAACCAATACCACCATTTCCGATTACAACAGAACTGATGGTTCCTAGTCCAGAAACTACAGCAGTAGCAGAAGCAGCAACTACAGAATCTTGTGAGATAATTCTTATACTGTTATTTTTAGTCTGATTCTCCTTTGAGTTATCAAAGAATGTTCTAACATTTTCAACAAAAGCAATTGTAGAACCAATACTGAGTGGTTGAATCAAGTTAGTGTTTGGATAGATTAAAGGCTCATATAGTGGTCTATCTTTAGGTACAGGAGTTCCATCAATGAATCTATCTTCAGTCTGTCTAGACCAAGTTACTGGTCTAATATATGTTTCATTCTCATTTATTCCTGGTCCACCGTAAGTATTTGTGTCAACACTATCAGTGGCATTTATCTTAGTAACTAATCTATCATTTTCCCTATATTGTATTTCATCACCTGTCATCTTAATAACATCACCAACCTTAACTTGCTCTAATATATCAACTTCTCTTACATCGACTGCACCTGTTCCTTGATAGAATAGTAACTTAATCAAATCACCAACTTTAGGTGCTTCAGTAAATTCTATGAAACTTCCTCCATCAAAGATGTAACCATCACCAGGAATCTGAAGGATATCATTAATGAAGACTAATAAAGTATCTTGAACTTTAACAGGAGAACCAATTCTAGATTTGATTGTTTTTTGAACACCATTCAACTTAATAGCAAATGTTCTCTTATTTCCATCAAACAAATTACTAAAGTCATCTAGAACTAAGAAGTCACCTAAAGTCCAACCAGCAAAGGTATTGCTTTCAGTTTTTTCTATTGTAAGTTGGAACTCTTTAAATGATGCACCAAGAGTAGAATCAGTTGGTATTCCAACAGTTCCTCCCACACCTATTGATAAAACTTCTTCTTGACCATAACCAGATCCTTGATTATTGATAACGAAGTCTATAACACTACCTGCCATACCTACAACGATATCTGCAGTAGCCTCTGTTCCTACACCTGCACTTCCAGTATAAACTAATGGAATATCTGTATATGAAAGAGGTGCATCAAATACAACTTCAGGTGGATTAGTTGAAGTATATCCAGCACCAGGATTTGTGATCGCAACACTAACAATGTTACCATTGCTGACAGCAGCAGTACCAATAAACTCAATATTAGGAATACCAGTGCTTAGAGTTTTAACTCCAACATTAACTGTAGTTTGAATTCCAGATCTATATCCAGAACCACTATTTCCAATTGCAACAGAACTAATTGTTCCAAGACCAGAAACAATAGCAGTAGCACCAGCAGCAACTAAAGGTTGATATCCCAATCCTTGAGTAGATCCAACTGATATAATAATTCCACCAACTGGTACAGTTGCGGTATTTGGATCAGATGATACTGAGGAAGCAGATCCAGTGAATTGAATACTAGTAATACCTGAGTTTTCAGATAAAGTATAGTTGCTAATAACATTAATAGGATCACTATACCTAGATGGTCCTTGAGCAATCTGATTTATTAATATAATTGCATTGTCGGAAGATATTCCAGTGACATTTTGACCATTAGATTTCAAAGTAAATTCAGTGCTATATCCAGTAAATCCTGATGATATATCATCAAAGATAAAGTTCTTAGAATATGGTTCGTCAGCAGTACCAGGTACTCCAGATCTCAAGAATGATCTTCCATTAAAGGTAGAGTGTGTTGCAATTCCAGTCCAATACACATCATCAGGATCTGCTGCAGTTGTGCTTATTGGAGTAAGTCCTTTAGGTGCAGTATAGAAGTTAATTTCATTTCCAACGATATTATAGTTTCCATTAATCTTAGTCACCATCGCATCTGCATCATGTGCTGCAAGTTGTGTTCCCATCCAAGGTCTCTTAACTCTTAGCTTGTTAGTAGCACCAAATCCTACCATATCAACTCTCATTATCTCATCATCAATTTGCAGCAGATCTCCACCAAATATAGACGTTATTCCAGTAATTGTTATATTGTCAATATTATAATCAACATTACCAGATAAGTTTGTAGTGACAGCACTAGCAACAACTGGAGTTTGAATTACATTATCAAGACTTACTAAAACTTTGCTATTTGCATTTTTAGAAGTAAGAGAATGAGAAGTTCCTATTCCTACAGCAGTAATGTCTAAAATAACAGGTTTAGATTTAAGAGCATCTTCTGCAGTTGCTGCAAGCTTTATATTTGAGTCATCAGACTTTACAGCAAATACAGTTGATGGAAGTTTATCAGTGGATCCTACACCAGGAATTGTTGTTGTCTTGATACCAACTGCCATAGTTGTACCAGCTCCCAAATTGGCATAAGTTAATGACTCACCAGTTACAAAATAATGATCTGGTACAAAGATCTTATCGTCTGTTAAATTGACAACACTCGATTGAGCACCTAAGAAGTTTCTCTTGAATATTGGTAGTTGCTTATGTTTGATTTCAAATGCACGTTTAACATCGGTTTCTGTTCCATAATATTCACCTTCACCAGTATCGATAGATGCATTAGTAAAGCTGATTAAGTTATCACTAACAGAATCATTTACAGTTCCTACTGCGTTCTGCAAGACTCTTACTTGAACATTTGCACTAGCTAAAGGTTTGAATGTAAGTTGTCTGACTCCTGCTCCAGTAATATTTCCTCCAAAGTCACCTAAGTTACCTCCAGTCTGAACAACACCATATTCAGTGATGTACACTTCATTTTCATCATTAACAACTAAGACTTCAGATGCTTGATATTGATTATTTGTAGTATCTTCAATACTTACAAAATAATAAGCACTTCTGTAGGCATCTGAATATTCTGCAACAACTGTCTCTACAGGAGATGTAGAAGAAGCAATAGATGTTTGACTAGAAGCTATTTGACCAGTATTGAATGTATGAGTACCAACTCCAGAAGAAGTGGTATCTGACATTGCAATTTTCAAACTATTAATATGATAACCTGTTGCAGTAGTTACACCTGCATTAGGAGTGAAACTAATATTGACATAATTGCCAGATAAAGTTGCTCCATATGTTCCAATTCCAGCAGAACCCAAAGGACTTGATGGCATGTCAGAACTTACCTGACCATACTCCATAAGTTCAACATTAGTTCCATCATGAACCATAGTTAACTCATCTACTTCATAATATTGATATGCTGAATTAGTTGCAGCTGCAGATACAGTTATCTTTGCAGACCTGTAAGTTTTTGCTATTCCTACAATGTTTACAGCAGTAGTAACTCCCAATCCAACAGTTGAAGTAGCACTACCAACATTAGCAATATCACCAAAATCAGTAGAACCTATACCAGCAACAGTATCAGCAATATTATAAGTTAATGTGGTTACAAAATAATCATTTGCTCTGTACTTCTTAGGATAGAATAGGAGTCTTCCTTCATCTCCTAAAATATCAAAATCAAAAGTTCCAAGATCTGCGTATGTATATACTCCACCATATTGGTTAAGCATCGCAGTTGAACTATTATGAACCATAGAAATAATATAAACCTGTCTTTCTTCACCAAATCTAGTATCTTGAATATATGCAATAAATTTCTTATGTCTTGCAGAAGTTAGTGGGAATAAATCTACAGCAGCAAATCTATCAGTTCTTGGTAAATCATTAAACTGAGAACTTACGTCATCAATCGACAAAACTCTATTTCCAATAGATTCAATATAATCTTGAAGTATTTTAGTCTTAAATACAACTTCATTAGATACAACAGTGGTATCATCAACTTTTAGAGTTTTTTCTGTTACCAAGTCATAATCAGGCATAGTATTCAAACTCAACACTGAATCCAAAATTGCTATTGATTCAACTGAACCTGTTTGGTTGGTTCCTAAACCAACGCTTTGATTATTTTGAGTAATATCATTTTCAATGACCAAATCACTAAATTTCTTAAATCCAGCAGTATGGTTTAATGAAGAAACTGCTTCATCCCATTTTTCTAACTGAACAGTAGATTTTAATGCATATGAGAAGTACTGATAATAATCATTATCGGATAATCTTTGTAAGTTATTATTTAAGATACCTGTCTCACGTTTCCATCCTTTTGGAACAATGGAAGAAGCACCAATATCATATTGAGCATTATATGATATTCTTTCTTTTACTTTACCTTTAGTTCCTGAAGAATTTCCAGTTATAGTTTCATTTATATTAAACAATCTTGGAGATGATACTTTTAGACTACCTGATAATCCATTCCATGATTGGACAGTTCCAGTTGCTGATTTTGATGTAATTGTCTCACCTTTCTCAAAATCATTGGTTACCATTTCTACCCCAAAGATAGGGAACCATTTCTCTGGTATTATTGTACCCGAAGAATTCTGAGCATCAAAATTGCCAGGAATATTACCATCAAAAATTGAATCTTGCAAACTGTAAGTAACACTACCAAGTGTTCCACCAATATTAGGATCTGTAGCTGTTATCTTGAATCGTTTGTAATTATAGTTTGATGAATTATATCCTTTACCTGTAGTTCCAACTCCAACACTAACATTTTCGATTAGAACACTCTCACCAACTGCAAATGGATAATCAGCAGCACTACTAAAACTTGCACCTATAGTAACAGTTACATCTTTAGTTCCTAGATTATAATCCATAGAACTAATGCTAACTCCATTAGAGTTATTGACTGGAATAATAGTAGGAGCATCCTTATTCAAGGAAGTTGTATTTTTAACAATTCCAACATGAGAATTTCCTAAAGTGTATTCTAGAACTACTTCATCTACTGGTAACTTAGTAATTCCATCTAGTACAACTAAATCTGGTGCTGTAGTGTAGAAATTACCAACTGAGGTAATTCCAACCTTACTTAAAGAATAGAAAGAATCTACAGATACGTATTGAGGAAGTAAAGCTTTAGGTTGTAAAGTTTTATCAGCAGAATATTCGTATCCAATATCTTGGATATCTACACTTTCAATACGACCAATAGTAAGACTAATAGGATCTAAAACTGCACCATAACCTTTTGATGTAGTAACACCTAAATTTGCTACTCTATCAATACCAGGAATTCTACTATACCCAAGACCTCCATTTCTAACACCAACCAAAGCTATAGGACCACGAGCAGTTTTAGATGAGGTAAGATATTTAAATTTACCATCTTCTGGAACATAAAGAGTTTTACCTGCTTCTTGAGTTAAATTAAAACTAAATGTAGTGGAACCAATTCCAGAAATTGAACGAACTTGATTTAAAATATTCTTTTCAGTTATTAAAGCGGATGGTGAAATAATATTTGATGTATCTTTTATTATTTCTTTTTTAACATCTGTGTTTAGTGAAAGGTTAGCAGGAACCATACTATAATATAAATTTTCTGGTGTATCATTAGAAATTTGGAAACTTAGATTTGCATCCCCACTGACACCAGGAGTTCCAGTCTTTGTAACATTAAATATTGTAGATTTAGGAGTGTTATTGTAAACATTTTTACACTCTTTATCAAAATAAAGATTGAAATCAAAAGCAGCATAACTTACACCACTTTTAGAAAATGACAATGAAGAATCTGATAAATCAAAATAAACTTTTTGATTTGCTTGAACTCTGATTGGTGGATTGACTGGATTTATAGTTCCAGCAGAAGCACTTGTAATATCTACAACAGAAGCATTAAATTTTACAGCTTCATAGAAATCATTGCAGAGACTTATTTTATTTCTATCAACAACTGATACAAAATAAATCTGATTGTCTTTAAGTCCACCTGATGCCGTACCAGCAGTATGAATAACTTTATCACCATCAGATAATCCATGATTTAGCACGGTTATTGTATTGTCTGATACTGACACATTACCAGAAGTAAAGTTCTTTGGATTAATTACTAATCTTCTATTATAATCATTATATGCAACTGCAATTGTAGTTGTAATACCAATGGTGGCATCAATGACAATATTATCATTAATACTCATTCCATGTGTAGAAGCTGTCGCAACAGTCGCATCAATTTGAGTAACTTCACCTTTAATTACATTTTGATAATTAGTTGTAAAGCTATGATATGTTCCTGTACCAATACCAGTAAGGTATAATGGAAGTTTTGATAAATCATCTATTGCTAGATTTCTGAATTCACCTGTGTTACCTAAACCAACTTTAACAGTGGCAATACCAATTATATCTTTACTTCTCCTAGCAACAAATAATTTATCATTATTAGACAAATTAAAACTTGCTGCACCAGCATAGGTTTGAACACCAATAACTGCTCCACTATTTGAATTGTATATAATTTCATCACCTGTTTCCAACCCATGATCAGGAAGGTAAATTGATGCTAAAGAAAGAGTAACTTGAGTTGAACCAGTTCCTGCATTTGCTATTGTTATAGTATGTCCAATACCAGCAGTTCCTATTCCTAAAGATTCTACTGGATTAAAGTATATCTCTTTGTTTAACTTATAATCAAATTGAGAAGATTGTATTGATTGGTAGAAAATGAAGTTTCTAGGATCTTGATTCAATCTAGCAAAAGCTGGGTGTGCAGGACTTGCAGTTGCCGACTCACCCCTAAGAATTCTAATTCTACTTTGATCAGTATCTACATTTAAGACCCTAACCTTCTCTGTTCCAATACCAAGAATATCATTCTCTTTTATAAATGGGAAATCTAATTGACCACTTGCAATATCAACATAGGTTGTAATTCCAGTAGCAGTTACATCACCAATAGCATTACCTAGTATAAACCTACTAGTCTGGACTCCTATTTGATAAGAAGCACCACTAACAAAGGCATTCGTACTTAATCCACTAACAGTACCAAAATCTTTATTCTTAATATTATGTGGGCTTGTTGAATACCCTATGATCGCACCTATTTCTCTAAAAGGAGCAAACTCAATATTACTTACAATCGTACTAGCAACATTAATAGAATGTATTTTCTTTCCAGAAACAGCATCAACCCTTGCAACAGCTCCAGAACCACCTGACCCCTCATTATTAAATACAACACTATCATCTACAGCATAATCAAATCCTCCTGTAACAATTCCTATTCGTGTTAATTTTCCTTCGGAAATTGATTTAACTACAGTTTTCTGCTTATGATCTTTTGATGGATCTATTAGATAATTGTAATTAGTATTTCCATCAAGAAGTCCATATGGTGTCGTATTTCTATACCAGTCACCATTATTGATATCAACATCCTTTTGATTTGAATACCTATCAAAGTTAAAAGCAATAGGATCAGACTTAAATGAGTTTCCTACAAAGTATGGGAACTGAGGTCTTCTATAGTTTTTGAATGGTGCTTGAGAATCAATAGATTCGGAATCTATAGTAGCAAAATATGCATATGTTCCATTTGGATAATCTGGAGTTATACCATATCTTCCATTATGTTCATCTAGATCACCATTTTCAGAATATACATAATCTTCAACAAAAGATCCACTTGGGAATACTAATTCACCAGACTCACCTAGTGGATTTGGTCTATCGGATACAACACCTATAGTGTATCCAGACTTCATAATTTTAATTGCACCACCAGTAGGAAGAGTGTATGCATAAGGACCATATATGGGGTTTCCATCATATGCCCAACCTAAAAGTGGTGAGTGGTAGATAGAAGTTTCTTCTACATCATCTTCAAGAGATAAGTCTACAAAGTTAGCTGGGTTCCCATCAATAACTTGTGTTGAGTAAACTGATCTTCTTAGTTTACGAGGAGAGTACAAATGAGTAAATTCAATCTCAAAATCAGAGTTAATACCTTCTGTCAAAACTCCATCATCTTCAGATACTTTATTGGTGTTAACTAATCTTTCAAATGTATTAACAGTCCATTGTTTTGATCTTGATTCAAACTGAGCTTCTGATCCAGACGCAGTTACGATAACAGTAGTATCTTTTTTATCATACCCTAATCCACCACTAATAACCTTTATAGATTCAATAACACCAGCATTCAATACAGGTATTAAAATACACCCTTTACCAGTTCCTTTAATTTCTAAAGTTGGTGGACTATTATATTCTGCTCCAGAACTTAGAACCAAAACTTCAACAATTTTACCATTTGCAATAACTGGTTTTAATTGTGCAGAAGCTCCTGTTTTTAAAGCAAAAGTTGGTTGACGATTATAATTTAATATCTCTGAGGATCCATATCCCAATCCACCATTTTCTATGAATACAGATTCTACAGATCCTCTGAATATTGGTTGTACAATAGCATCAAACTTTTGGCCAGTTAGAGTGGAAACTCCTATAGTTCCTTCTACAGTTACTTTAATTGGAGGATAATTAAACTCATGAGTACCAGAACCAACAGATTGTAAATTAACATACTTCTTATTATCATAATAGAAATTAGATGCAGTAGATCCAATTCCAACTTCAGACAGTCTAAATGAGTTATCACTAACCTTTGATACAATATAATTTGTATTTGTTAGACCTTCTATAGAAGTTCCTTTAGCAGTATATAAAATTGTTTCTCCATCACCATATCCATGATCATTAATAGTAACTATATTGTTAGCTGTATTAATACCACTTATATTTGTTGTAGTTCTTTGATTAGTATATCCCGATCCAGAACTACCAATACTGATCGACTTAAGAACTTTCTTAAATTTGCTAGATCTGAAGTTATGAACACCTGTTCCATAAGATGTTAGGTCAACACTAGATATGCCCGCCACAGCAGCAGGAAGGGTGTTATGTAGTGATATGGTAAATGCATCCTTGATAGAAACATGGTATGCTGCAGACGTTGTGAGACCCCCTACAGCGGTCTGTCCATTTGGTCTGTATATGACACTCTCACCATCTCTAAATTTGTGAAATGTTGAGAATGCAACTGTATTATTAGATAGGTTTACTAATCCAGCATTTTGTATTGCATTAAATTCTACAGAGTGTTCTACAGAAGATAAATTGGATTTTGCCTTTGCTCCTCTACCATTACCACCAGTGATAGTGATAATAGGATCATCCATATAGTCAAATCCACCATCTATTATTTCAATTCTATTCAAATCACCTTTAACAGCACAGAATGCAGAACATCCTGATCCTACAGAATCAGTTACAGTTAAAACAGGAGGATTGATGACATCATAATCATTTCCACCACTAACAACTGCAATTTCTTCAAGAGGACCATAAAATACAGAATCATTTGACTTATAGTTTGATATTTCAACACCATTAATCAAAATTCCTGTTTGACCAGGTTTTGTTTCAGACTTAACCGATGATGTAATAGGATTTTTTATTTTTCTAATAAGTTGCTGAGCTTTCAGTCTTTGATCTGAAAACTTTGTCAATTCAAACCTATTATTAGTTACAGTTCCTGTTACTGTGATAAATTTACCATTGTAGATATTGGATTTACTTTTCGCAATCTTAATCGTATCAACATCAACCTTCTTAGCAAAATATACACCCTCAACGATGTTTAACTTATTTGTACCTTCACCAGATACGTATGTTAATGAATCTCCAGTATAAAAACCATGATTAGCAATAGATAGATTTTCCCCATTAAAGGTTCCTGTAACTATTACAGATCTATCACTAACATCTAATGATTCATTAAGATATGATGGAATAGAAGGTGAACTAAGATATAATGAACCTTCTTTAGTATAAACATTTTCAACGTTAGTAGTTTGAATGCTTAATTCAGGATAATCTTGAACATTAGCTTTAGATAATATCTTTTCAATTGTAAAGTGTCTTGTTATGTCTAGAAGACCTTGATCATTAATAGTAAAGTGATAATCATTAACAATAGAAGTTATATTACAAACTAAGTTGACACCATCAGTAGTTTTGATATTAGCTTTATCACCTATTGTAAAATTATGCTTATCGTAGGTGATAACTCCATATGTGGAGTTAGAAGCATCCAATAACTCTAAAGATTTTATATTATAGTTTGTTGCAATATTAAAGAACCAATTATTTGCACCTTCATTCGTAATTCCTATACCCAAGCCTTGTGGTTCAATAACATCACCAACTTCAGTCGAAAATTGTAGTGAATGTGTATTTAATTTTGAAGTAACACCAGTTACTCGAACTTTACATAGATTTGATGTTCCTACACCAACATATCCGTATGCAAACTCATCAACTCTCAAATCTTGCTGAGAATCTATATTTTTAGTAACTCCAGAGCATCCATAGAACTGAGTGAGTGATTTTGATGTATAAGTTATCTTTGTACTGATTCCATCAGAGTGTTTTGTGACTAATGTTCCTGAAGTGTGAAATCCTATTGTTGAATCAACATCAAGGACGGTAGAACCGATAGAAACAGGTGTAATTACCTTTGTAGTTGGATGAATTGAGAATTCACCAAATATAGATCCCCTTACTTCAATATCTTTGTCATAATCATAGTCCAAGCTAATGATATAGTAATCTTTATCATTACGTCGAATCCGTTGAACATTAGTTATAGATCCCCTTGCACCTTTGATCCCATTTTGGTCAAAATCTTGGAAAAGTGTCCTATTTTCAAGATCTTGTGGATTTCCTTCAAGTGCCTCAACAACTAGATCCTTACAAACTCTATATTGAGCATCTGAAGGCGCAAAAAGATAATCTCTTGGTTTTATTACTTCTACATCAACACCATACAATGCACGGAACAAAATTTCAAAGGATTTATCAGTTCCTTTAGATGTATAGAAGTCTTTTGACTGTTTTATGAAAATTCTTTGATCTACACTTGAATCTATCTGTCTTTCTTCAAATCCTGGTGTTATTTGACCCTTTACATTCGTAAAAAACTCTTTTAAGAATAAAATACTTAGATTATCAACTGTCGCATTTTGAGAATGAGTAGATATTTGTGATTGATTGAAAATTAACTCATCGGGATTGTTAGGACTCCTAAAAGAAGTAATTCCACTAAATCCCCTAGAGCATCCAGTAAAGGTATTGGTTGTTATTCCACTATATGTTATAATTTCAGAATCAATCTTAATCAAGCCATAAGATTCTGGAAATCCACTCGTCGAATCAACGGAAATAGTACTATCAACAAAACTAACATCCGAAGTCAATGTAGTAGAGTCTACAAGATTTGTCAATTCATCAATTTTGACATATTTGTCAATATTCTTAAAAAGATCTAAAGTCAATCCCTGACTTTCCATAGATCTATAATATTCAGTCAAAAATTCCCCAACAAGTGGGTAATCTTCTCTTACATAATCAGGCAGTTGATTGGATACAACTGAACTAATCTTAACTCTAGTATCTGCCATTTATATTGGTTAGTACGAGGGAGTGGATGTTGTAGAATCTCCTAAAACACTATATGTGGGTAAAGATGTAACATCGATACCATCACCAGGAGCAATTCTTGCTATGTTACCATTCATATAGCTAGGTGTAGATTTATATAAGGTTCCTGAAGGATTAGATCCTGAAGAAATATCATCCGTTAACATATTTAACGTACTACTATTAATATCTAGTTGCAAATAAAGATCCTGTAATCCAATAACATCATTTGAACGAGGACAAACCGATAATTCAATAATTGGTTGCCCCTGAAGTGTTTTAGAGGTGCTTACAAGGTTAATTGCATCTATCATGATCTCACCTTTCTGATAATCAACAGTTCCAATGTTTCTTCTAATAATAGAAGGTTGGGTTTGAGAATCAAGCTTGAATAAGAATAGAGATCCTTTCTTCATATCAGCATTTGGAGAATCACTGATATAGACAGTATCATTTACTCCAAAAATTTTAAATCCAGATGACTTAATGTTATAAGAATTTGCATTTTTGATGTAAAATGGGTTTCCAAAGCAAACTTCATACTCAGCAACTTGATTTAACCGTGCTTTAAGGTCTCTTCTCATTGCAACAGTCGTAATATTGGAAGTAACAGACTGATGACTGTTATCAATCAAGGTTTGGAACTTACTATACTTGAATTTTGCACCATATTTGTTCATTTCACTTGATTGTGCATAATCAGTGATGTTATTTGAGATAAGTGTCTTCACAAAATCAGCACTTGGTGCTAAATTTGCATTATAATATGCAGTTATGTCAGTCTCAACGTAGAGATACTTGAGATCAAGGATTTCGGGTACAATTCCTGCTACAGAATAGCTTCTTAACTTGTCTTTTAGGTTATCTTTGATTGAGTTAGGTACAAATGGACCATAAAATGGTTTAATTGTAATAAAAACCTTCCCATATTGTGGTGGTTCTAATTCTTCACCACCAAAAACCGATACAGATTGAGTTTCTGGGTAAATTTTAGGTATAAGTGCTTCATAATCTGCTGCAGTCACTGCTCTATTCTGTGTAGAGTAGATTCTAGGAGCATAACTCTTAATAGAATCGATGGATTCTATCTCTTTACCTCCTTCAGAAGCTTGTGTTGTACTAAGAAGTGAAATTCCGTTACTTACAAGGTTATTATTGTTATCTACAACACGACCATTGAACAAAAATGAAGAAATTCCGTTTCCAGATTCACCATTTGTCTTAATATATGAAGTTTCAACGTAATTTAACGATTTTAACCTTTCACCAAAAATTCCATCACCGAAAATTAACTCATATCGTTCATCTTCAATCTCTTGAATGAAGAATACACGAGAAGATGCAGTAATTTCAAACAAACTATCAGAAAGAAGGTACTTTTTAGATGATGTGCTTGCTTGTGTATCTCTAACTTCTACTCTAAGAGTCGATGTATCAATATGATCGTTATCTAAGATGTATCTTTTAGGTGGAGAGGGGTTATCTGCCTCTACTGTAAAGTTTGCAGTTAGGTATGTACCTTCAAAAATCTGAATATCAGTAAAATTAGCAAATCCGTTGTTATCTACAGGTACTGTGATGTCTGAAGGAATGGCAAATGCATAACTTTCTGAACCAAATGTAGATGCAGCAGTACAAACAACACCTTTTTTAAGTGTTAGTGTAATTGGTTTTGTGGAAAACCCTGTTGTATCCACATAAAAGGAGACAAGTGCATGTGCAGCAGTCCTAGAACGAGGAACATAACCAATATTACGTGCAAGTGCAACAACATTCTCTCTTAATGTTGCACTATCAATGAAAACCTCATTACTAACCATGTTAGCATTGTATGAGGAGATATATGTATTGTATGCAAGAACGTCAATTATGGTTGAAAGGTTAGAACCTTCAAAGTCATAGTCCGTAAAATTGCTATTTGATCGTAAATAGTCTTTTATGGAGACTTTTATTTGATCAAAATCTAGATTTGTAAAATTTACTAGTGCCATTAGCGTGTTGGCTGTAGTGCGAATTCTAATTGTTGAGGTAAAACGTCTATTCCTACGATGTCATACGTAATCTTTACGTCAAATGCATTGTTATCGTAGTCAGGAATACACTCTACCTTCTTCAATTCCACTCTTGGTTCATAATTAGTGATGGTTGTTATAATCTCTTCCTTAATTGCGGCTGCTGTTTGATCATCTAAGTTCTCAAAAAGAGATTCTTTGACTCTTGAACCCAAATCGGGATCAAAAAATCGTTCACCAGGAGTCGTAAACACCAAGTTCCTCAAAGAACGTGCAATCGCAGTCTCATTCTTAATGGTTATAAGGTCTAAATTAATAGGATTCACCTCAAGTGACATACTTAAGTCCTTAAAACCCTTGCTGATCCGTGGAGATGGCATTAAAAAAGGAAATCTTAACTTATTTAGTGACTATTTAGCATGAAAAAAGCACCTCGTTAAAGGTGCTATAGAGAGAGTTTTTGGTGAGAGAGGCCGTGACCTAGATTATCCGAGTCTTTTCATGCCCTACGCGTATCCGAGGGTCACACCAGATCTCATATCCTTTCTCCTTGGCATCTAAACAGAAGCTTACATCTTCTCCACACATATCTTGTACTTTACCAGATTCAAATACCTGCATCTTAGGAGCAAACCAAGGATACTCAAGGTTCTCAAAGACACCATTCTTAATCAATACCCAACCAAAACCAGTATAGTCTACAGTAAAAGGCTTCTTCCTTCTATCCATAGTCTCAATGGTTTCGTGATTCATTACACCACCATTAGTTCTGAAGTCATCTTCTTCTAACCAGTGTGCAACTGAGGTAGTCTTACCATCTTCAGTACAATACCAACCAGCAGTGATCTCCTTTTCATTACCATCCTTATCAATCGCAAGATCACATAACTGCCAGAACTTCTGTGCATCAAATACTATGTCAGAGTCAATCCACAACTGATAGTCATAGTTAAGCTTTCCATCCCAAGGTATCTGCTTAGGTCCACGTAATACATTTGCACCTAATACCTTACATCGTGCAAAGTTAACCATAGAGGAGTAGTCTTGACTTATCTGAATTGACATACCGTTCTGAACCATGTCAAAACAAAGTTGTACAAAGTTCTTCAGAAATATGTAAGAACATCCACGACCAGGTAAGCAAAATACTATTGCCTTACCTTTCATTCTTTCTTTTATAGCATCTATGTCCCAACTAGGAGTATTTGCTTTGGGTGCAGCTGCTTTGACAGTAAATCCTTTTGCCATAAATTTTAAATTCCTTCAACTCAATTATATCAGTTTATTATATATTTGTCAATAAGAATCACTTCCTGGTGGTTCTGTAGTGGAAACCCTATTCGGTCCTCCTACTCCTACCTGTGGTGCAGCAATACTATATGATAAGTCTTTGTTTGTATAGTCCGTCTTTAGCAAGCCTACCATTACATTGAGTAGTTGCCATTTCTCTTCAAAATCTTCTTGACGTAGATTATAATATAACACCCTATCTCCTGCGTATATGTGATATGTTATCTCATTCTCTTTGTCGTTCATGATATTACGAAGTTAACATATTATATATTGCTACTATACCAATACCTGTTAATAAGAAAAAAGGGAATCTGAATACCGCAAAGAATCTTCTAGGATATTGTATCAACCATCCTGCAAAGACTACTTTCCAAAAATTCCAGTAGGGGGTTTTTTTGCTCATAAAAAAGTAAAAGGGTCAAAAAAATTTTCGGAGATTTTTATATATACACCTCGAATTGTCACCTCTGTAGGTTAGGGACTTATACGTTTTTAATATAATATATAACAACCGCGTAAACACTGTCTGTTAACGAACGAATAAAAATAGAGGCACTGTTTAATACTTAGTGCCTCTACAGTTCTTATTACTTATAGGTATGTATCTGCACCCTCTACAATATCATCGAGGACTGATAAGATTTCAGTGCCATTGTTTGCATTTTCTAAAAGAAACTCTGCAAAGGTTGTTGATACAAACTGTGTGCTTGAGTTTGACATAATTAGGGGGAATAATAAGGGGTTTGGTTAACACTGTCAGTTTATAGACTTCACAAGGTCTAATGACAAGAATTACCTGTCAATTTCACTGTCTTCAATATAACTTTCCACGCACTCATCTGGTTCTAATTGTAATACTTTTCTCCAGTCAATATTCCGTGCTTCAAAGTCATTTAGTACGTCAAGAGTTAGTGTTACTCTGACTCTCTTTCTTTGTGCCTGAGTGTAAATTACTGACATTAAACTTAGGAGGGAGTTTGTGTTAGTTAAGTTCATTATAGTACACCTTCCAGTATATGTCAAGTGGTACGAATGTATTTATAAAATGTTGGTGTGGAAAACGTAATATCTCCGTGGGGATGATATCGGAGGTCTTGACATTTCGGGGAGTTCCTGTTAGACTGCTCCCT